GCGTGATCAAATGAAACTTGCCATCACGCTCTTCGTATTCCGCCGCCAGCTCAGCTGGCAGACCGTCGACCGTTTCCAAAACTGCTTTCAATGTCATCTCTAGCTCCTATTTATGACGGAACCATTTCCGTCATTCGTTTGGTTGATTTCCTTTACCTGTCTGGTCGTTTGCAGGCGGTTTCTTGCCGCCACCTGCAGATTGTACAGGGTTATTCCCATTAAGTGAGCCTGATTGGAGCTCAGCTATCTTTTTCAAGATTTCAGGGTCTTTTTGAATCGCATCCATTTCTTCTTGGAAACTCTTCTTCGTAAGGCCACGCTCAGAAGCAATGTTGTGCAAGGTCTCGGCCGACAGTGGGTATCCGAGATTCTTGGCAGTCTGCAACTGGACGATATCTTGGCCTTGAATGGTTGCGTTGACGAAGTCAAGGTTAGGAGTAACCGTTACTTCATTTTCATCCAGACCGCGCCAACGCGCAATCATTCGCAGCACAATCTGCAAAGCAGCACAAGAAGTCTTTGCAACCTGAGACAAGGTGGCAGTTTGTGCAGCCATCCGGGTTTTCAAAGACTCCCCAGATTCAAGACTAGATTTTCCAGGTTGCAACAGTTGGCCTGTCAACACAGCCGCATGCTTGCGGTCGGATTCGAGCGACAAACGCTGTTCCGAAAGACCTGCTGCAGATACGCCGACATATTTGGCATCACCGCCAATATTCACATCGATGCGAGCACCTGCGCCGACGCGGACACTTTCTTGGTTATCCGCGGCCATGTTGTTAGTGACACCACCAACAACAACGAGGGTTTCCTGACCTTGCATATACAAGCTAGTACGGTAATCCGCTTCAGCTTTGTAAATGGTGTGGCAAATGCGTGCCAGCGGCAGTAGGGGCGGACGATCAGGAACAGTTGACAAATCGTTCGCACCAACAAACACAAATGGGATTTCATTCAAAGGCTTACCATGCAATTTCGCAACCTTGAACGATTCTTCAGAAGGCATCGAATTACCATCTGAAGTCAAAGCGTACTTATAGACAGCATCTTTGTCAGTGCCATTGTTTTCATCAGGCTCGCTAGAGCCTAACACCAAAACGCGGTAACGAGCATCAACTTGCCACTGCAGACCATTTCGCACCTTGTCCTCTTCTTCAAGGACAACAAGATTCAGCTTATCCACCTTGTCAGCGGTCTCACCACTATCCCAATTCGGGATGTCCAAAGCATTGTAAATCGCCACATAAGGCCATTGATGATCTGCTGCCAATTGCTGTGGCATATCGACAAACAAGCCTAGGCGGCCCTTCAGTAACTGGGCGGCATGAATCTTTCGCAATGCAGCTTCAATGCTTTCACCTTCAGATGTGAAACGCGAAAGCACAGGACGCATAGATTCAGGCACCTTAATAACAGGTGGCTTTGAATTGAGTATGCCCACAGTGGTGGCCAGGCCTTCAGCTACAAAGTCCGGGAATACCGCACGCCCTTTCATCGCTGTGTACGCCGCCAGGCCAGTATTGGTTTCAACCTTGGCTGAAACGTCATACGCACCGTCAACAATTTGTCCGGCAGTAGGTGGAAGGTATTTGAAGCCTCGTGCCTTGATTGTGGTCTCACCTTCAAAAGAGTCTTGCATGAAAGACCAAGTCTCTACCATTTCGAGGTATTGAGGGTGAACAACTTTTGTCGAGTATGGTTTTGTCATATCAAGCTCCGTGGGTCTTACCTGTCTTAGCGCCAGTCGTTTGTCCAAGGACGAAATAACGGAATTCATCCCCAATGTGGTCTTCTGCATCACTGTCGACGTCGTCCATGTTTTCCTCATCGCGAGGCAAGACAGGGACTAAGTCGGCAAAATCTTTGCACGTATTGAAAATGAACACACCTGGCTTTTCCCGAGTCCTTGGAATCTGGTTGCCGTTTTCGTCAGTTGTATAGGGTAACGCATTTTCAAATCTTTCGCGGCACTTATCCCATCCTGAAATGCGCGAACCTGCCGATTTGTCAGCACGAGTAAAAATTACACCTGGATAGGTCTGCCCATCAATACGGACAGGCTTCTGCATTGTTTGCGCAATGCTATTGCCGTCAATAACGTCAAAAATACTTCCGTCTGCTGGGCCGGGCTGTACACGGGTGGAAATACCCATTGCCATCTCACGTCGGACAATACCTTCAGCAATTTTTGAGTTCAGAAGGTTAAGCCCAGTGTTTGGTTTCGATTTATCTGCGCCATACCATTCGCCAATGCGGAAAGCATCGCCGCGTATGGTGGAAAACTTTTTCCCATTGGCCAAGGTAATGTCCGTTCCATCAGACACAGCCCACCATCCCACGCTGAAGGGCTTACTAGATCCCCAATCGAAAGTCCTTTGAATTGCCCAACTGTGTGGGATTGGGAACGGTTCGATGAAATGATACAAGCTGTCCCACTTGTCATCAAACATGCCGCCAGCGATGATGTCCCAGTTCCCTTTGAGCCAGGCTTCGCGCTTATTCTTGTCAGTAATGCTGGCAAGTTCTGCGATATACTCTGGGGGCAAGTAGATGTTTTCACGATAAGATCCAAACAAGTGAACCTGAGTCTTTACCACATCTTCGTCGCGTTGTGTCCGTGGATTGAAAACCCGAATAGACTTCTTAAAAATGCGGCCCATCGGGGCGACATTGATAAAACGTTTCTTGACCCAATTGTGGCCCACGCCATGAGGATTGCATGTAGCAAACACTTCTAATGGAAGGTCTGGGAGCAGATGATGTTCTGCGTGAGGATGGTTCTGGTCTACGATGACTATTTGACCAGCCTTATTGTAGATATCACCATCAATAATGAGTGGAAAATCTTGCGGTCGAAACGAAGTACGGTTACAAGACATCATCGCTTCAAAAAGCGTAGGCGATGAGTATTTAGTTAGTTCGTTCCATCCGATAAACGGAAACTCTTGCCCGTGATATGACCAATAATCAGAGTCCTTGCTCACTGCGCGGAACAAAAGCTGCTCACCAGTTGGCCACACCCAGCGGTAATCCGACTTGGATGCTAAGAACTTTGCGCCATCTTTGAACTCAGGAAACCAGCGCATCGACTTAGCAACCAAGTCATCCAAATTCTTGTACTGACGGTCAAAAATAATGCCGCGCCAATGTTGGCCGTAACCCTGCCCAACGTGCCGGCGAAAGCGCATCAACTGCGCGTCAGTTTTTCCGGGGCCACGCGAACCGTGGAATAGAATAATATGGGCAGGGCAAGACATCGCCAAGGTCTGTGACCCGGGCAATGGCTGCCATACTATCTTGGGTTCATTATTTTCGAGCATCGCTGACGAGTTCTTGCTGACTTGCTTCGGCAGCAGCTTCCCAATCGTCCATCTTTGCGATGCCTGGGACGGCCATCACTCCCCCACGGTGAGTGAGCGTAGCTTCTGTCTTTTTCGGAGCTTCCATCCCGTAAAGCTTCGAAAGTTGCGCCAGGGCTGCGACCCGAGCAGACTGAGAAGAACCCGGGCCGTAGTAATGCGCTTCGCGCAGGAGCGCCGCTTTGATGCGGGCCTTATTAAAGTCAGCGTCTTGTTCGACGTCAACCTTCATCAACTGCAGCTCTTTGATTCGCCGGCGCACATATGGCGAATCCATGAACTGCTTTGAATACTGAATCGCAAATTCGCGTTGAAAACCGCAGCGCTGCGCCGCGCTCACTGCGTCGTAATCAATGAGATATTCGGAAATGAATAGATCAAGCAACGCCTTTTGACGCGCATTACTTGGCGCATCATCAGCTCCGGTTAGTTCCGGCAGGTCGGCGTAAGCTGTATCGGACACGTTGCTACTCAAAGATGTTTGTCAGGAGTATAGCACGGCAACGTTAGATCATTGTTCTGGAGCCCGAGGATAGTGCCACTCGTAAAGAGTGTCAACTGTCACAACACACTTGCGGACAGCAAGCTTATATTCGTCGAGAGTGTTGAGAACGTCTTTACCGAAAAGCCACAAAGTTTCAGCGGGTTCCTTGCACTGGCTGAACAGGGCTGGGGCTGGCGACTCCTTCTCGACCTTTGTCACCACCTTGTTCACAGGTACTGGGGTTGTACAGGCAATTAAGGGCAGAAGGCACAGGAGCGTTAAGAGTTTCACGAACGAGCGCATTGTTTTTCTCCAATGTTGAAAGCTTCTGCTTGTGTGACGAATTCTTAGATGCTAACACGTCCATGCTTCTAACAATTGTGTCCATTGCCTTTGCATCACGTTCGCGAAGGTTCTGGTAATCACGTATGGCTTGGGTTTGATAGTTGTTGACAGTCTGCTCAAGAGAGAGATTGTATTGCAACGCATCTGCTTTAGATTCAAGAGCTTTAGTCTTAAACCAAAGCGTGATTGCGGTGCCGCCGATTGCCATAAGCAATGCAACAAGCGCATATTCAATGACGGTTCGAATGTTACCCGTAACAAACGAAAGCGCAGATCCTATAAAAGGGATCTGATTGAGGAGGGTTTTGAACATCCTGAGCTCCCGGAAGAGGTGTCTTTGTCAGCCCAAGTTTTCCATAGACCAACTTTTCAAGCATGACGATAGAGGCATTGGCTCCAAGCCAGCCGAACACCCCTACTATAACGCCAGTCCAACGCTCAGATAAATTCATCTCGTTGCAGACAAGCATTACGAGCAAACCTATAAACCCAGAAGCGACAGCTTCAACAAGGACGCGCTTCCAAGAAAACTTGCAATCCTCATGCTGCGCACGCAATACAGCGCCCATAAAACCGCCGAAAGCAGCTAGAGCGCTATACATCATATATTTCAACCACCAAGGAATGACGTTCGAAACAATGTTCGTAACGTTGTTTGGGTCATCAGGCGTCATCTCTAATCCTTTTCTAAGAGCGCGACGCCCTAAATGCCGCGATTATACAGGAGCACGAGTTAGAAATGTTACACGTCTTGAACCAACTCGGTGAA